GGTCCCCGCGGACACATGATCATCGTCGACGAAGAGCACGAGCACAAAGATCGCCAGGTCGTCGACAAGTTAAAAGCCGGATTCAAGAATCGCCGGCAGCCGCTCTGCTTCAAGATCACAAACTCAGGATTCGATCGCGAGAGCATCTGCTTTGAGGATCACGAGTACTCGCGCAAGCTCCTCGAGGGAGTGATTGCCGGCGGCAACGACTCGCATTTCGCGTTTATCTGTCACCTGGATCTATGCGAGGACTGCCGGAAGGCCGGAAAAGAGCAGCCGAGCTGTGACAACTGTGACAGCTGGCTCGACGAGGACGTCTGGATCAAGGCGAATCCCTCTCTCGGCGAGATCCTGACGAAGAAATACCTGCAGACGCAGGTCAAGGAAGCTCTCGAGAAGCCAGGCCTGCGCAGCCTGGTCCAGCGCCTCAATTTCTGCTTCTGGACGCAGTCGGCCGAGCGCTTCATCAGTCCTGAGACCTGGAATGAATGCGCCTGGCTGCCAAAGGACGAAGACAAAGGCAATCCCGAGGCCTGGCGCGCTCATCGCATGATCCAGCTCCGCGGTAAAACCTGCTTCGGAGGCCTCGACCTCGGCGTCGTCAACGATTTCACCTGTCTCGCGCTCTATTTCCCCGTCCAGCCTGGCGTCGACGTCCCGATTCTCCTGCTCTGGTCCTGGGCGCCGAAGGATGCGCCTCACCATGACATTCTTAAAGAGCGCTATGGCTATGAAACCTGGGTCCGAGGCGAATTCCTGAAGCTCACCGAAGGGCGCGTGACCAATTACACGTCGGTCCGCGAGGACATCCTCGAGCTCGATCGTCATTTCCTGATCAAAGAGATCGCGCACGACCCCGCCTATGCGACGGAGATCGTTCAGAACCTCGGCGCCGCCGGCGTGACCATGGTCGAGCATCGCCAGGGGACGATGTCGATGACATATCCGATCAAGGAATTCCATCGCAGCATCGTCGGCGGCGAACTCCGTCACGGAATGAATCCCGTCCTCCGATTCATGGTCGACAATTTAACGGTCGAGTCGGATGGCAAGGGCAATCTCAGCTGTCACAAACCGGATAATCCGAACTCACCACGAAAGATCGACGGCGCCGTCGCCGCGATCATGGCGCGCGGTCGCGCAGCTGCGCATCCTGAACCGACCGCGACCAGAAATCCCTTCTACGTATGAAGAAATATATCCCTGATCCCCTCGACCTGGTCTGCCTGGTCGGAATGACTGCGATCGTGTGCGGCGTTTACAAGATCCATCACCCCTCGGCCTGGATCGTCGCCGGCCTGTCCGCAGTGATCTATTCCGTCCTGGCCTCGGCCGCGACGAAACGGAGGAAACCAGAGTGAGCCTACTTCGAAGAGCGCTCGCCGGCGCGCGCCAGATCCGCGCGGAAATGAGCGGAACGCCGGCGCCGTGGGATGACTTCTGGTACGGTCCCGTCGGAAGTGAAACGTCGACCGGAATGCGCGTGAGTGCCGAAACGGCGAAGGGAATTTCGGCCGTCTTTGCATGCATAGGGAAGATCACAAAAACGATCGGCATGCTACCTGGTGGAGTCTATAGCTCCCTTCCGGACGGCGGGAAAAAGCTCGCGCGAAATCATCCTCTCTACGACGTCCTCTTCTCTCGGCCGAATGATCTGCAGAGCTCTTTCGAATGGCGCCAGATGATGCAGACGCATCTCGAGCTCCGCGGGAACGCCTACTCGGAGATTTTGCCAGGTCCACGCGGCGCCGTCGATCAGCTGCTGCCGATGCATCCGGACCGTGTGCACGTCGAGCCGCTGCGTAGCGGCCGCGTCCGGTACCGCTATAACGATCCCCTGACAAACGACGATCGCTACATCGCCTCTGAATCTGTCTTCCATCTGCGAAACGGTATGGACAGCAACTACACGGGGCAATCGACGATCGCGCTGCAGGCGGATACCTTCGGCCTGGCCATGGCAGAGCGCGACAATTACGGCCGTTTTCTGCGCAATGACTCGCGATCGAGCGCCTATCTCACAGGCGCCAATTTCAAGACGAAGCAGGATCAGGACCAGTTCAAAGAGGAATGGCAGTCGGAGCATACGGCCGAGAAGCGTTACCGCATCGCCGTCCTTCCCCTGGGAATGGACATTAAGAGCATCGGTATCTCCGCGAAGGACGCGGAACTTCTCGACTCGAGAAAGTTCAGCCGAATCGAGATCTGCTCGCTGTTCGATGTCCCCCCTCACCTGATAGGCGAAACAGAAAAGACGGCGACGTATGCGAGCGTCGAGCAATTCAACATCATGTTCGTTACATACTGCATTCTTCCGCGGATCATTCTTTGGGAGCAGGCTATCCAGCGCATGCTGATCCTGTCGTCGAAGTACTATCCGAAGTTTGCAGTCGGAGCCTTGCTCCGCGGCGACAGTGCAGCTCGAGCGGCTTACTACAAGACGATGGTGGAGCTTGGCGTATACAGTCAGAACGAAGTACGCATCGACGAAGACAAGAATCCAATTCCAGACGGAGACAATCACTGGCGTCCTCTGAACTGGGCTCGTTTAAGTGATATCCATACCTCCGTCCAGAAGTCCAGCGATCCTCAGGATCCGACGACTGCTCCGACAGAATCGCCCGAGGCTAGAACCGAAGCGCGCCTGCAGGCTCTGGTCGTCGCAGGCGCCGACCGCTGCGTCCGCAAGGAAGTCGGCGCCATCCAGCGCATGATCGAGCAGGGCGCAACAGACGAAGAGGTCCAGCAGTTTTACCAGGAGCATGCAGCGTTTATCTGTAACGTCCTCCGGATCCCGAAGGACAAGGCCGACGAATACTGCCGAAGTCACGCAAAGCAGCTCGCGCTTCCGGATTTCGATAAGGCCACGACGGAACTCACAGCAATCGCACTAGGGGGCATTCAATGAAAAACAATCCGAAGCGTTTTTTCGCCGCGGCAATGAAGAACGAGAGCGAGCTCGAGCTGCTCGTCTATGACTCGATCGGGGAATCATGGTGGGGAGATGGAGTCACCGCGAAATCGATCAAGGCAAAGCTCGACGAGGCCGGCGATGTGAACAAGATCACGGTCCGCATCAATTCGCCAGGCGGCGACGTATTCGAGGGATCCGCGATCTATTCCCTGCTCTCGCAGCATAAGGCCGAGGTCGAGATGTACATCGATGGCCTGGCCGCCTCCGCGGCCTTTACGGTCGCCATGGCCGGCGACAAGATACACATCTCCGAATCCGCGATGATGATGTGCCATAACGCCTGGGGAATGTGCATCGGCGATGCTCGCGAGATGGAGAAGACGGCCGAGGTCCTGCAGAAGGTTTCCTCGACGATGTGCGACATCTATTCGAAGAAGTGCGGCATGAGCGCCGAAGAGGTCCAGCTGCTGATGGATGCTGAAACCTGGATGAATGCCGCGGATGCCGTCGAGAAGGGATTTGCGGACGACGTCATCACTCGCACCGAGGAAGAAGACAAGGAAGCGAAGGCGCTCGCCGGATCCTGGGATCTATCGAAGATGAGGCTCAAGAACAAGCCGAAGGCCGAAGAAACCACCGAGGGCGACGAGGTCGATCCCGCAGCCGATGCGGAATGCGAATGCGACTGTCCGGAATGCAAGGACGGCAATTGCGCCGAGTGCTCGGATCCGGACTGCGAGGATCCGAACTGCGAAGGCCACGAAGAAGAGCCAGGCGAGGCCTCAAAGGCCGCTGCCGATCAGGCGGAGATTGCTCGCCTGAGAGAGGAGATCGAGATCCTATCGGTCTAAAAAAGAGTTTGGGATCCGATGATCCCATGAATTCGGCGGATCTGCCGGCGTCCGACGATGCCGAAACAGAATCGCCTGTTTCGCCGCTACACCAATCCCAAAAAACTAAGGAGTAACAAACCATGAAGCGCAAACTCAAAATGCGCGAGCGCCGGTCCCTGCGCCGCTATTACCAAGAATTCGGCGGAACGTTGCAGGCCTCGGTCCTCGCTTTTCGTGTCGTGAGTTTTGTCCTTCCGCTGATCGCCATCATCGGGCTCAGCTCCTGGGCAGCTGCTTACACAACCGAACATCAGGCGATGATCTCCTCATCGTTCAACCATCTGACGCACTCGATCACCGGACAGACTCTTTTGTTCGGCATGGCCGTCGCGCCGCTGAACATCAATGCTCTGCGCCAGAAGAAAGTCGAGCTCAAGGATAAAGGGCTCGAGATCCTGGCCTCTGGCAGCCTGGACGAAGACAAGCGCGCGAAGCTCACGCAGTTCAAGGCCGAGCTCGAGCAGGTCGAGAAGGACATCCAGGTCGTCGAAGCGTTCTACCGCGACGAACTGGCGCCGACAGCTGCGCTCGCCGCATCCGCGGAAACCAAGACCGACAGCAAGGGCAAGAAGGTATATTCCCGCTTGTCCGAGCAGATGGTCGCGATGGGCATGAAGCCGACGTCCTCGAAGTCTGAGTCGATGGCGCCGTTCTCCAGCCTGAGCGAGCAGATGAAAGCGATCTACAACTCCGCGCGCAACCCTGGCAAGACCGACGATCGTCTGGTCGAGATCAATGCGGCCGCTCAGGGCGGAAACGAGTCTGTGCCTGAGGAAGGCGGATTCCTGGTCCTGCCAGAATTCGCAACCGAACTGATCCAGCGCACCTATGACGTCGGCCTAATCTCAAGCCGCTGCAAACGGATGCCGATGACAACGTCTCGCCTCATCATGCATGCGGTCGATGAGGACAGCCGTGTCGACGGATCCCGCTGGGGCGGAATCCTGGCGTACTGGCTCGCTGAAGCTGGCACCTATACGCCGACGAAGCCGAAATTCCGCGAGATGCAGTTTGTTGCTAACAAGCTGATCGCTCTTTGCTATGCGACGGAAGAGCAGCTCGCAGACGGTCCGGCCTGGGCGACCTATGTCAATGAGGCGGTACCGAGCGAATTGTCGTTCAAATTCGACGATGCCGTGTATCAGGGACCTGGCGCCGGCATCCCGCTCGGATTCATGAAGAGCGGCGCGCTCATCACGATCGCAGCCGAAGGCGGGCAGACGACCAAAACCGTAGTCACCAACAACATCCTCAAGATGTACGCGCAAGTGTGGGGACGCAGCCGAAAGAACATGGTCTGGTTCATTAACCAGGACATCGAGCCACAGCTCTACACTCTCGCGCTGGCGAATCCTACCGGAGCGGTCCTCTTCCAGGGGCCGATCTACACGCCTCCTGGCGTCAACGGCAATAACGGCGAATACGGATTGCTCCTCGGGAAGCCTGTAATCCCCGTCGAGCAGGCCGCAACCCTGGGAACGACTGGCGACATCGTCGCAGCAGATCTGTCCCAGTACATCCTGGCTCAGCGGTCGGAAGCGCGCGCGGATACTTCGATCCACGTCGCATTCCTCACCGGCGAGCAGGCCTTCCGCTTCATGATCCGTGCCGACGGTCAGCCGATGTGGAAGAAGCCTCTCACCCCGTACAAAGGCGCCGCTACGAAGTCGCCTTTTGTCGCTCTGGCTTCGCGGTAATTGACCGTAACAAACGGGAGGAGCTCGAGCTCCTCCCGATCTTTTTGACCTGGGAGGGTCACAATGTCAGCAAAAGGTTTTTACACAGCTCAAGAGGGACACGTCGTCAATCTGATTCCGCCTGTGAGTCTGAATGCGACGACGACCAGCAGAAAATTCAGCATGGCAAACTGGAGGCATGCCACCATTCTCATTCAATTGGGAGTGACTGGAACGACTCCGACCATCACCCTGAATTCTTCTGACAACGGTTCGCCGGAAAGCACGACCGCGATCCCGTTCAACCTTCACAAATGCGAAACGGCCTACGATGCCGCAAGCGGCGCCGATGTGCTCGGAGCCCGTATAGCGCAAGCCGCTGCCGGATTCCAGCCGGCAGGGACGGACAACATCTTCGAAGTGATCGAGCTTGATGCAGACACACTGCCTCAGGGTCAGCCTTACGTCGAGGTTGTTCTGACGAGTCCGACGACATGCCTCACGAGTGTCGCCGTGATTCTGTCCGGCGGTCGCTATGCGCAAGAATCGAGCGACAGCGTAGTGGTGTAGCTCAATTTTCCGGCGGAGCAGGTCCTCAAACCCCCTCAGGTCTTACGACCCTGCTCTCCGTGGGAGCAGAGAG